TGAAGGTAAATTTGTTAAATCATCACTTGGAACATTAGAAGTAATCCCACCACCAACTCTATAAGTTATGGTTAAAGTTATATTGTTTGGTGTTTCACCTAATGTTGAGTACTCATCACCAAGTAAAGGATCTATAGCGTTATTTAAATCATTTGATTGTCCTGGAATAACAATTCCGACTTGTTCCATATCAATATATCCTTGATCAATTATACCATCAACACCATTTTTCAATACACCATTTCCAAAAACTAATGATGTTGTATTATCTATATTTGTTTCACGAGTAAATCTTTTACTTGTTTTTATATATTGTAAAGAATACGGAACAGCTATTTCAGATATAGTATTATCTAATGCATTTGAATATGCTGTAGTTCTGCTAGAGTCGTTTGTATAATGAGTAGGAATTGGAACTTTATCTTGTGCAAGAAAATCTACTTCATACCAATCATTTCCATTTGAATCCACACAAGAAACAATATCAATAACATTTGTATCAGGTATAGTAATGGTTTTAAATTTTTGAGGTGCACCAATTCTAAATGTAATTGTTTTTTGGGTCGCACTTACGGCTTTAACAGTTCTTGATAATGTATAAGATGTAGCTAAACCACTATTATCAGTCTCTGCAATTATCTCCGTATCTCCTGAACCTGATATTCTAAAATCAATTACATCCAATGTAGTAAAAGTAACATCTGTTGCAGCTAATGAGCCTATTTGTATACCAGCATCAAATGTTCCAGCGTTTGAATAATCTACTTTTGAAGAATCACCACTAGACGCGTCTACATTAGCTTGAAAAGTTAAATCAACATATGAGGGAACAATTGGTTTTACTTTATATCCAAACATCTTAGCCATAGCCATTACATTTCTTCTTTCCTCCGCTAATGGTAATATCATTTCTTGATATTGTTTATCAATATAAAAAGATAACACATCACCAACATATGCATTCATTTCCAATAACATCATACCAGGTGATGTTTCATTGAAATCACGATAGGTGTCTGGAAAATAAGATTGTGCATAAGTCATTAAAGATGCTTTTAATGATGCAAAATCCTTATTTAAATAATTTACATTTGACTCTTTAAAATTTTCACCATTATAGCTTGGCATAATTTGTCTCCATATTAATATCCTCTGTTATTTGCAGAATCATTAGCATTAGTAAAGCTTAAAGAAACTGATTGTAGTGTTGTCGAATCTTGTACAATGTTAAATAATATTTTTATTCTAATCTCATTAGACCCTATTGAACTATCATTTTTAGTTGAAAGAATTTGTATGTCTCTAACTTGAACGAAAGGTAACCAAAATTCAAACTTATCTAATATAGCGTCTTGAATACCTATTAATTTATCATCTGATATTTCCTCAAATAAAACACTTTTTAAATTTAAACCTAAGTTGGGTTGAAAAAATCTTTCACCCTCATCTGTTTGTAATAAATTTCTAATATTGTTTTTAACAGCTTCAATGGTTGTTGAAGTTGTTGCAAAAAATCCATCCGAATCATCACCTCTTCTAATAGGTAAATCAATACCAATTTTTACATTAGTATCATTGTCTTGTATATAAGGTTTTTTTGCTGTATCTTTAATAGCCATTACATTAACTCATCCGCATCTTCATGTAATAATTTTACAGTTGTAAATTCTCTTTGTCCATCTTCATCCTCAACATCAAATGCAGCTTGTGAATCCGGATCTTCTCCAATGTAAACATAACCAGTTGATTCTAAACCACCATCATCTTTACCTAAATCTAATTTAGCTAATTTAGCTCCACCTTCTAATAAAGGTAGTATAGCTTTTTCTATTTCTCCCTCAAGTTTATCTATCAAGGCTCCAAGTCCAAGTGGATCTCCCAGCTTTTTCAATAACTTTAAAACAGGTTGATATTCACCCAATAAAGTTTCTAATTCAATATTAACAGGTTGTTCTGGTGTTTTCATACTTTCTAAAATAACAGGTGCTTTAAGTTGTGTTATTGTAAAATTAGCCTCAGTTAATGTCTCAAGTACTGCTTCAGCTATGTATTGAGCCTCTCTTTCAATATAAGTACCTGGTCCAGTATCTATAGATTCTTGAACACCAGTATCTTGTAGTGCTTGAACTTTAGCATCAATTATTTTTTGTTTTAAACTCATTATTATTTTCCGTATTTTTGTTTTTGTTTTTCTTCTGTTTTTTCTAATACTTGTCTATAGTCTTTATTTACAAACTGAGCCATTGGGTCATTTGGACTTACAGTTGGTGTATTACTATTCATCATATCACCATAATTCCTACCAACAATATCATTCATTCTTTCAGTAGTAAATTCACCACCACCTAATGTTTTCCATTCACCATCTTGAGCGGTTTCATTCAATACATCATTCAATACTGAATTAGATGAAAATGATTTTTTCTCAATTATTTTTTTAGGTTGTGGTTGAGATTCAATTGGTTGTCTCAATTCAGTTATCACTTCTTTGATAGCCATCGCAACTTCTTCTCTAACGATTTGTCTGATTATAGTTTTTATGTTTGTTTTTTTCTTTTTCATAACATACCTCTTTTTAATTTCTTTCTATTTTATGATAAATACTTGTAATGTTTTCAATTTCAGTAGTAATCTCTGATACCCTTTTTTCTAACATAGGTCCTCCAAAACCAACTGCTCCTGTGGATACAGTTGGTGTTTGTGGGCCAAGACTTGTATTGATTTCTAACTTTGATATTAAATCCAATATACTACCCAATACAGTTTTTAACGCTTCACCTAATACCATTGGCTCCATTTGTTTTCTATTTGGATTTCCAATATTTACATTACTTGATTGGAAAATTACACTATCAATATCATTTACATCAGGCCCTCCCGATGTTGTAAAGGTTAAATGTCTACCAGTTCCAATGTGTATGTCTTTTTTTGATGACATAAAAATATCATCAAGTTTTGTATTTAATGAAATTCTATCGGAATGAAATAAAATTTGATTAGCTTGTAATCCTTTAAATATTGGATTACCAAGTTCATCAAATTCCTCTGTGTTTCTTGAACCATATAAATATAATTCATTAGCATCAATCCCACCATTTACATCCGACCAAACATCTCCCATTCTGTTTACTGGAGTTGTTAATTTATCAGAATCATATTTAAATTCAATTGGTTCATTATTTTTTTTATCATCAAAAAGATTATCAAAGTGCTGTCTTAAACTTCCATTGGATGTTATACTTATTAAGCTACCATCACCAAGACTTTCTATATTATTCGCTGAATTTCTTTTATTTGAAATAAAAACATATGGGTTATTACTACGACTTCCAATTCTTAAACTATTTCCATGTCTTCCCTCCATCAACATATCACCAGTGGTTTCTCGAATATGTGAACCATAATCCAATCCTTCTTTTCTAACTTTACTCATCCTACCATATATAAATTCTTTATTAAAATTTGTTTGTACATCGCGATGTCCAGTTGGTTTATTCCTCCTTACAATAGTGGATACCTCTTCTCCTCTATCTGATAAATCTGTATTCCAAGTTGGATTATTAGTCGTATTCAAAGGCCCCAAATAATAATTTATTTGACCAATTGTACAAAGGAGGACGGGATCTCCTTTTGATGGACTATCAACCATACCTCTCATTAATGGAATATATCTATTATCCTCTGCTAAATTAGCTCGTGACTTATATGTTTTATCAGTTATATGTGGTTTTGCAATTATGGAATTAATTGTATTAGGCCCTCTATATCTTAAACTTTCTTCGGAATGAACTACATCAACTACATTTCCAGGTATAAATTGTAAATAGATAGGTACTGGATATTCTTTGCCGGCAAATCCTTTTATTGTTTTTCCAGGTATTGTTGTAAATACTGAGCTCATTTAACTCTCCGAAAATCCTTTTTGAATTGTTTTGTCTTTTATTGTTTCAAGTCGATGACTTTCTTTTTGTAAGTCATCTACAGTATCTTGAAGTGTTCCCATTAATTCTTCTTTTTCAGCATCTGATAATAGCATTGATTCATCAGATTCACCACTTGATTTACTTATAATTCTTTGTAATACACCAGCTAGTTTTACCAAGTGTTCATCATTACGAACAGCAGTATCCATATATTCTTTTATAATTGGGGCAACCATTACCACATCATCTATAGTTGTAATGAATCCATGTATCTCTGATATTAACAAATCTATCTGAGTTTTACGCTTTGTAGTGTTCTCATAGATGTCTTTTGTTAAGTCTTGGAAAGTTTTTCCCTCAAATATTTCTTTTTCATTTGACATACAATCTCCTCTGAATGTACTTATTCATATATAAATATTAAATTTGTAAGAAATTGTATGAAATAAAAAACCCCCATTTAAGGGGGTTTAATATTTAAAAGAATGAACCTGAAGAATCTATTATAATAGTGCCATGATTATGATATTTGTTTCTTAATTTTTTATAGTGTTTTTTTAATACATTTACTACAGATGTAATATGAGTGGTTT